TTTGTGTACAGAGCTATCTGAAAAGCGTCACCACCAGAAGTCGTGAAGTTGTGTGTCGCGGACAACAGTTCTTTCTTGAACGATGTACACATAAAGTTTCCGTTAAAGGCCATATCAGAGTCTCCTTATGAGTTCAGCCAGTTCAGGATGACCTGCATCCATTAGTGCGTTGTAAACCGTAGTGCGGTCACTTTGTATAGCTTGCCGCATGTAATAAGCCACTACTTTTTCCATGTGCCGTTCAAAAGCACGAGCTTGATCCCTGATCCCCGGCAACGCTGTGTCCGAAACAGAGATTATCTTCCCCACGCAATCTTCCGCAAGTTCTTCCGGAGTAAACCCCCGCCTATCGGTTGTCTCCACTGAGACAACGCTTTCATAACGAGGTATGTCTAAAGTAAACGCCGTACTCATGTCTTCTCCCTGATAACCTTTCCGGTGCGATACTCGTCCGTTGTCTCTTTCGCTTCTCCAAGCATCTTAACACCAATAATGGCTTCTTGAAAGCGGCTATTGTACATAGCCATAATGTCCTGCTCACCCTTCATATATATGTACGCCTCAATCAACGCGCCATATAACAACGCCATCTCCGCATTTATGCTCAACCATGTTGTTTCTGAATCAGTTCCTGCGGTAATACTGTTCGGTCTGTAGAAGTAATGAAGCTCCGCAGTGTACGTTACCGCCGGGGCTGGACCCAACAAAAAGTTGGTCACATCAAACTGGCAGTAGTATCTAGGTGTGCCTGTAGTGGAGTCGTTTGGAGTAAACATCTGAACAAAGCTAGGGTCCTTGAACTCCAAGAACTCTCTGTTTCCATCAGCAGGATATATCGCTAGGGAGAAAGGAGCCAAGAAATCTTCTGGGCACCTAAGAAACCGAGTGCCCCCAGTAGATGCTGTAGCGTTTTTCCTAAACAAACTAAGCTGTATGTTTTTAAGAATACGCTCTTCAGACATACGGATAAACATAGGGATGTTATTAACGAAGGTTGTTTCTTCGTACTCCGTGTAGTCCTTTATCGCTTGTTTTAACTCTGCATATGTAAAGCTCATGTTGTCTCCACTGTAACTGTGCCCACAGAACCCGTAGCAACTAAATTATCTGGAGGAGACAACCCCGGCAGAAAATTAAACCCAACAGGATTCCAACCTGTTTGAATCACTCGTTGCTCTGCTAAATCAGACTCTGGACGGGGATCACGTAACGCCTGCGGATCAGGGAACGCTTTAGGGGGAAATAACTGTGGCTGCTTTGGATCAAACTCATCAGGACCAACCTTCGCGCCAGTCCACTCCGTCTTCATCTTGTTCAGACGATAACGCCGACCAGACCGATCAGATATTCCCCAAGCCTTTTTTCCCGCAGCATAAGACATCAGACCCTCAAGTAACTCAAACTAGGCTGGAGCTTCAACGGAGTACGGCCTTGATCCTCGTCCGCCGCACGTTGAAACTCTTCCTCATATATCGTCTTCAACATCTGTATCCGCTCTGGGGTACGTTTAACAGCCATATAGTAAGCAAGCCCCGCAACCATACAAGGGTAGAATCTAAAGGGCATGTCAGTAGTGTTGACCAAAGTGTCCGCATCTTCAATCCTGCGAACGTAGTAGTAGATGATCTGATCAGTAGAGTTCTCAGGAACTGCCCACAAGTTTAGTTGAGGCGTAATCTGTCTATCCAGATAATACTGGCTAGGGCGTCCTTGCGTTGTCTTGTTAGGAAGAGTGACATAATCACCACGACTAATACGCTGAACCTCGAAGTCTGTATTGTTTCTACGAAGAACAACATCAAGCGTGTCCACAACATCACTCGCTAAAGGGTACAAAGAAGTGCCTTGAATTAAGTCAATCGTAGCTTGATTGACCGTCCATAGGTTTAACCCACGGTTAGCCCATTCTGCAAACATCAGGTTTAGAGACCGACGAGCAGTCTTGGCGTCATAACCAGTGCGGACCTCAAGCCCACACCGCTCATACGCTTCTTCAATAACTTCTCCAACGTCTAGGTTGAAGTCTCTTGATCCAGATGTTGTCATATCTCTAACTCATATGTGGTTTCTGGTTTGTCTTTACCGTAACCGCGCCACCGTGTCTGTAGCCCATCTTAGCCGCAACTTCCGGAGCCTTTGCCTTTAAAGCTCGTAGGCCCTTTCCCTTGGGACCTTCAGGTATCTGTTTTTTACCCACAGTTCCACCATCCGCTAAATTAATACGAGCATTGCTGGACTTGGTGTTTGGCATCTTAGGGTCCGGTAATCTACCCGCCGCAGGCATACTCATCTTAGGGGTTTTGCCGCCGCCCAATAATTGCTCACTACGAGTGCCGGGATACCTGCCGCTCGGAGGAGTGCGCTTAACATCCGACTTGGTACTACGAGTGTCCCCCATGGGTTTTAGCGGAGCATCTTTCTTAATCTTTTTGTTTTTCTTTTGTTGTTTTTTTGTAATTTTTTTAGAAGCAATCTTTCCAGCCGCCGCCGCTGGTCCGCCAAAAACGTGCGTAACGGCCTTTCCCGTTTTTGAATCTACAACTTTTACCGCCATATTACTCTTCCTCGTTATAAAGGTTATCGAACACTCTATTCACATCCAGTGTATAGTCTAAATCACTTTTTGAATAGTGTATATGTTGTGACGGCCTGAAGTCAGGGGCACCCTCACCCAAGGCAAACCAAGCAGGATGTGTCACACGTACACGATTATTCGGTAGCGCAACAATATTACCCGTCCACTCTCCCGCATCTAGCAACTGCAAAACATGGCTCTGCTTATGCTGCGCAGGATCATCCGCTATTTCCGAATCGGTGTAGTCCACCGTAAATAAATACCTTGCAGGGAAGAACTGTCCATCGATCTTCGCCAGCCACGGACACGGGGTAGCCCTGTCCATCACATACACAGCGTGGTGATGCGAGGCACAATCCCAAGGCTGCGCATCATGTGTTGCCATAGGTGTAGGCCATTCCGCTAACGGAATGTCTGCAACCAAAGCAGTAAGAGGCATACGTGCCCACATCGCTCCACCGTGAACGGTATCTTCTTCCTCGTCCTCCGCCTCGCAACCCGTAAAGATTACTTGGAAACTCAACGATCTGTTTGGCATACTTGTTACAGCTATGACCATCGCATGTAAAAATTCGCCGTGGTATTTCTCATGATTATGAGTGTACTCACGACGAACCCATGCCTTAAAGTAAGGAATGTTGCTCTGTAAATATGACATTTATATTAAAAGATCCTCACTGGTTTCATGCCCTGAGACATTACACCGCCAGCCTTGTTTCCCTTAACCCTGCCTCCAGCCTTCATGCCTTTGACCTTGCCACCCATTTTCATGCCTTTGACTTTACCCCCGGCTTTCATGCCTTTGACTTTACCGCCAGCCTTCATGCCTTTGACTTTGCCCCCGGCTTTCATACCTTTGACTTTACCGCCAGCTTTCATGCCTTTGACTTTACCGCCAGCCTTGTAACCCTTTTTCTTCTTCGCCATTGTATCTCTCCTTTAAAAAATCCGGACTAATCCACCATTAGCTTTTTTGTTCTTCCAACTTATACGCTTAGACGATTTCTTCTTCTTCGACGCAGAGGTACACTGCGCCATTGTAGGTCTACAAGCAGGATAACCCTTACGCTTCTCACCCTTCTGGCGACCACAAGACTTTCCAGTTTTGCAATCAACCCATCCTTTGCCATCGTTCTGACCAAACCATTCTCGCAAAGAGTTCTTCTTAGCCATCAGAACGTCCTTGTGCGCTTACGCTTTGACTCTTCGACCTGACCACAACCCGCAGCAATAATACCACCGTCTGCATAGTTGTTACGAGCGGGACGTTTAGGCTTATCTATAGCAGATATTAAGCCCCCTTCCGCCTTCTTCTTAGAGTTTCCCCAGTTCTTCGCGCCGACCTTTCGACACTTAGAAAGTGCCCCTGAAGCGTATGCGCTGGGCCAAACTTTGTAACGGCTTTTCACCTTGTGGTAACAAGCGTCTTTTTTTGATGCTTTTTTCGCCATTACTTTTTCCCTTCTTCATGGGCGGCGTGGAGACCTGCTTGCTCATCTGAGTTCGACCCATTGCCATTAGACGCACTCCTTACAAGGAACTCTTGCCACATTGGTCGCAACATGCTGTGGTTCTCATCAACCCGCCACTGTATAACGGCAACGTCTGCCTTGAGATGATAAAGTTGAAAAGACCCCCAAGCAACAAGACTCATAGTTATTGCCGCGGCTATACTGTTGAAATCTAGCTTTAACATTTCCACCGCCTACGAGCTTGACGTAATCTTGAGTTCGGGTCCTTCGCCGCTTTAGGGAACTTTTTCATCTGTCCCGCAGAACGAGCACAATAAGACTTGCGTCTCTTTGCATCCTTACTGCCTTTTTTAACCTTCCCCGTCACAGCCGTCTTGAGCTTAGAACCCGGATTATCCTTCCGGTATTTGGCAACACCTTTCTTTGTCATACCCGCCCCAGATTTAGTGGAGCGTTTATGACCACCTTTTATAGTGTGGCCTTTCATTGTGCCTTTGGCCTTAGTAGGCATGTAAACTTCCTACACCAGTAAAATAGTAAGTTCAGTACCAGAACCCGTTAAAGCAGAAACGAACACACCATTAGTGAAAAGCGTACCAGACTCAGGAATGGCTATCTGGTTCATACCCGCAGGAAACTTTTGAACCAACATAGTAGCTCCGCCGTTTCCGTTGGTAAGAGTAAAAGACCCTGCGTTAGTTGCAAATATGTTTACTGCTTGAAGCCGTGATCTCGACGGCCCTATGAGAGCCGCCGCTGATCCTTGCACATAAGTATGCGCGGTTACGTCTGAGCCAGCCATATAACTACTCCTTAACCGAGTACCGCTGCGTGTACTGACTGAGCATAGTCAACAACCAGTGTTCCTACGCCGTTTCCTGTGTTTCCACTTAAAATACGAATACGCTTGGCGTTTGTGCCAGTGTTATCCCAGTTGCCTACACGAGCAGCATCTGCACCCGGAGTAGCCGAAATAAGACCTAACGTACCGCCTGCAACGCCTGTTGCAGTAGTAAGTGCCGTTGCAGTTGTTACTGTGCCGTCATCAAAACCCAAACCCGCAGTCGAAGCTGCACCGCTCCAAACGACTGTAACGTACAACCGAATAGCAAGAATGCGGCTATTTGCAGGAATAATAATTGTTGTTGCTGGCTCTGTAGCAGTAGCCGCTTGCGTCACACCCACCGCCTGAGACATAACAGTATAACCAACATTAGCTATATTAGTCTGTACGTTAGTGCCTGTTGTATTGCGAATAGTGCCTGCCCGAATCGGACCTGAAAAAGTAGTCGTACCCATGTTATTCTCCTGTCTGGGTTAGTCAAACACACCGTGTGTTTGTCAGGGATACCCCAACTATACACGAGGTTCAGACAAAAAG